TTGCTCCGTGTATTCACTCGTTGGAATGAATACACAGTGCAGTGTTTATTCTGTTGTTTGTTCCAAAGTGAATTTAATCAGCAATAAAATCTTCTGGTAATTTATCAACCACTTGATGGCTTATTATCAGCCATTTTCCATCCTTCGTTTCGTATGCGTATTTCTGGTTTTTTATCATCAGGTGTTCAGCTACTGCCTTAACTGCCTGTTCGGTGACATCTTCTTTCTTTCCTACCCACATTCCTTTTTCAGTGTTTAATGTTCCTTGAAAAATACGACCGCTTAATGGGCTTGCGCCCATGGTTTTAATTTTCATATAGCACCTTAAAAATAAAGGCCACCATCAGGCAGCCTTGTTGTAAATGTTGCAGGTATCAAGTAAGTAATTAGATGGAGCGCCATAAATTATGAATTCATCGTTTGTCGGGTCCATCTCCATCTCTTGGCCTATTGCCATTCTTGCGTCAGTGTCATCAGCGGCGAAGCATAAAACAGCCCACGCACCCATTGTTTTAAAAAGAACTGCAATTGGCTGTGGTTTTACTGAATTTGCGTTAGCGCGAAAATCACAAATCGCACTTTCATGAAATTCCATATCTCACCTCAAATAAGTGGTTTGCCGCGAAAATAAATACGTTCCCACCAAGTTCCGTATCTATCTATCCAGTTACACCAATCATCGACACTCCATTTTGTTGTGTCGCATTTTGGCAACTGGCATGAATATCTACCTTCTTTGTAAAGTCGGCGTTTGACTTTCTTGAGCATGACTACCTCAATCGTAATAAGCCGGAATTGATTTTCCGCGTTGCTTCTGGCGGCCTGAGCAAGTCACACCCATTTCACTCCGTGGCTTGCTGTACCATGTGCGCTGATTCTTGCGCTCAATACGTTGCAGGTTGCTTTCAATCTGTTCGTGGTATTCAGCCAGCACTGTAAGGTCTATTGGATTCAGTGCGCTTTCTACTCGTGATTTCGGTTTGCGATTCAGCGAGAGAATAGGGCGGTTAACTGGTTTTGCGCTTACCCCAACCAACAGGGGATTTGCTGCTTTCCATTGAGCCTGTTTCTCTGCGCGACGTTCGCGGCGGCGTGTTTGTGCATCCATCTGGATTCTCCTGTCAGTTAGCTTTGGTGGTGTGTGGGAGTCGTAGTCCTGAACGAAAACACCCCGCGATTGGCACATTGGCAGCTAATCCGGATTCGCACTTCCGACCAATGCTTCGTTTCGTATCACACACCCCAAAGCCTTCTGCTTTGAATGCTGCCCTTCTTCAGGGCTTAATTTTTAAGAGCATCACCTTCAATGGTGGTCAGTGCGTCCTGCTGATGGCTTAAAATTACAAGAAAGATTGTATGTTGTAAACAAGAAATATTGTAAAAAGAGACGTGAAAAACAAACTCCATTGTTTTTAAACGGAAAATAGTTTGTTTTTTGGTTATCGAGATTGAGGTGTGGATTACTGGTTGCAGGTTCCGACTACATCACCAACAAAGGATTTGGTTGATGTAAGTTGTTGCATACCTGGGATGTTCATTACTTTGGAGTAAAGAGCTTTTTTGTCTGTAGTGATTGACCAAGTTTCAACGGTTATTCCTCCTCCAGACTGGTATTCTCCTACCATAGTGTTCGATGACAAAGCAGTGTATTTCATCTCTGGATAGACGCCAGAGACTGATTCATAAACTGATGATTTATCGCCATTTATTGTTACGTGGAAAACGGAATCTTCCGTGCTGTCTTTTGTAAACCCGTAACGATCGCCATTCATTGCCCCGTACCCGTGCAGGTTTGTGACAATCCAGCATTCAGAATTGGCGCTGGTAGTTAAGAGTATTGAGAGTAGCGCCGCAATCCTGATCATACGAATTTTACCCTCGCTTCCACGACAACACCGATAATCTTGCAGTTCCCGTTGATAGGAGTCATAGGCCATGAAGGATTCAGGCCTTTCAGGTACTTCTGCCCGCCATCTATAACTAGTTTCTTGAATGTTGCTTCGTTCGCGTCAGTTAGTTTGGCTACAACAAGGCTTCCATTCACTGGCTCGCGTCCAGTATCTACTAACACCATATGACCTTCAGGGATGCTTTGACCTACAGGTGAGGTCATGGAATCACCTTCAACCTTCAGCCAGAATCCATCGCCTAATAAGTTAACGTCACTGTCATACCATTCATCAATGTCCTTGATATCGTAGGGTTCACAAGCTTCACACCACGAACCAGCTCTAACCATGCTAATCAATGGATATTTCCCTTTGGGCTCAACATGCCCAACAAATCTAACATTAGAATCAGAGGTGCCATTGAGCAGCCAGTCAACACTTACGCCAAGAGCTGACGCAAGTTCTGGTAAAAAGCGTGGTCGCTTAGTTTTACCGTTTTCGAGCTGCTCTATAGACTGCTGGGTAGTACCCACCTTTTGAGCAAGTTCAGCCTGGTTAAGTCTAAGCTGAGTTCTTTTGCTTTTTACCCTGGAAGAAATACTCATAAGCCACCTCTGTTATTTGCCTCCAATCTTCACAAGAAAAACTGTATTTGACAAACAAGATACATTGTATAAAAATACAAGAAAGTTTGTTGGTGGAGGCGATATGCAAACTCTTTCTGAACGCCTCAAGAAGAAATGACGCAAACCGAACTGGCAACCAAAGCCGGTGTTAAACAGCAATCAATTCAACTGATTGAAGCTGGAGTAACCAAGCGACCACGCTTCTTGTTTGAGATAGCTATGGCGCTTAACTGTGATCCGGTTTGGTTACAGTACGGAACTAAACGCGGTAAAGCCGCCTAAGACATTCCCGCTCTTACACATCCCCGCCCTGAAAAAGGGCATTACCAGAAACAAATCTCTATGGTTTTGCGTTTCTTTGCGAAGCCAACTCTATCTAATTATTAAGGAAATTATGTATGGGTACTATTGCAACTAAAAGCAAGAAAGCGGCTCGCATCGAGTCAGCCTTGCTGAACAAACTGGCTCTGATGGGGCAGAAGACATTCGCTCGAGCAATGGGGGTTCCTGAATATCAGGTAAGCCGATGGAAGAATGGTTTCTTCTCGCAGGTAAGCATGATGCTGGCTGTTCTGGAATACGGAATCGAAGACGATGAAATGGCTGAATTGACTAAGCGGCTTGCCGATTACCTGACAAAAGAAAAAGCCCCGAAGAACGGCGAATTCTTCGAGGCCTGATGTAGAAAGACTGGATCAATCCACAGGAGTAATTATGACAAAACGTCGTAAGAAATACCAGGAAAAAGAAGAGATTCGACACCCTGATTCACCTGAGGGATTAGTGGTTGCCGCAGCAAATAACAGGGCGTTCGCAGAGCGCCTTGTTGGTGTTTACAGACTAGCCAAAGCAGGAGTGAAACATGGGCGTCGTTAAGTTAGCTGATTACAGGCCTCAACTGGAGGTCGTGGAGCATCGCGTGGCAGACACCGAAGATGGTTTCATGCGCGTTGCTAACGAGATTACCGACAGTCTGCTGATGGCTGATTTAACCGTCCGGCAGTTGAAGGTGATGCTCGCTATCATGCGCAAGACATACGGATTCAATAAGCCGATGGATCGACTCACAAACACGCAGATAGCAGCCATGACAGGTATTCATCACACTCATGTTTGCGCTGCCAAGCGCCAGCTTATTGAGCGTAAATTCCTCATTGCTGATGGCGTGAAAATCGGAGTGAACAAGGTGGTTTCGCAGTGGATTAGCCAGGACAGCTTAACATTAGCTAAAACAGCTAATAAAACATTAGCCAAGTCGGCTAATGGGTATAAGCCAAGTCAGCTAAACACAAAAGACAATATACAAAAGACAATAAATACAAATACCCCCTTACCCCCTAACGGGGGCGGCGATGGGCAGGTTAAACCTGAACGTCGCAAGGCAGAACGCATCGACTACGAATCCTTCCTGAACGCCTACAACACCGAAGTTGGTGACAGACTGCCACACGCTGTTGCGGTCAACGAGAAACGCAAACGCCGCCTGAAGAAAATCATCCCGCAACTGAAAACGCCAAACGTGGACGGTTTCAGAGCGTATGTCAGGGCGTTTGTGCATCAGGCCAAGCCGTTTTACTTCGGAGACAACGACACGGGCTGGACGGCCGATTTTGATTACCTGCTGAGGGAAGACTCGTTAACGGGAGTACGGGAAGGGAAGTTTGCAGACAGGGGGATTGCATGAAACAGGATATCGAAGCGAGCGTTATCGGTGGCCTGCTGATTGGTGGATTAACACCAACCGCCAGCGACGTTCTGGCAACGCTGGAGCCGGAAGCGTTTTCAATTCCGCTCTACCGGAAAGCCTTCGAGGTTATCCGCAAGCAGGCGCGAAACAGAAACCTAATCGACGCGCTGATGGTTGCCGAGGCGTGCGGAGAGGAGCATTTCACGTCAATCCTGATGACCAGCAAAAACTGCCCGAGTGCCGCAAACCTGAAGGGATATGCCGGAATGGTCGCGGATAACTATCACCGCCGTCTGGTGCTGGAAATCATGGATGAAATGCGTGAACCAATTCAGAGCGGAACCATCGATACATCGAGTCAGGCGATGGACGAGCTTGTAAAGCGTCTTTCAGCCATCAGAAAGCCCCGTGACGAGGTTAAACCTGTACGGTTAGGGGAAATCATTACTGACTACACTGACACGCTTGACAGGCGTCTGAGGAACGGAGAAGAGTCAGATACCCTGAAGACCGGAATCGAAGAACTTGACGCCATCACCGGAGGGATGAACGCGGAAGACCTGGTGATAATCGCTGCTCGTCCTGGTATGGGGAAAACCGAACTGGCGCTGAAGATTGCCGAAGGCGTTGCAAGCCGCGTTATTCCTGGTTCTGACGTCAGGCGTGGAGTATTGATTTTCTCGATGGAAATGAGCGCATTGCAGATTGCAGAGCGAAGCATCGCCAACGCCGGGAGGATGTCGGTTAGCGTGCTGCGAAATCCTGCATCGATGGATGACGAAGGCTGGGCGCGCGTTGCTAACGGCATGAGTCAGCTTGCAGATTTGGATGTATGGGTGGTCGATGCCTCGCGGTTATCGGTCGAAGAAATACGCTCAATCGCAGAACGGCACAAACAGGAAAATCCAAACCTGTCACTCATCATGGTGGATTATCTTGGCCTGATTGAGAAGCCGAAAGCAGATCGCAACGACCTCGCAATTGCTCACATCTCCGGAAGCCTGAAGGCGATGGCGAAAGACCTGAAAACGCCTGTTATCTCCCTAAGTCAGCTTTCACGCGATGTTGAGAAGCGACCAAACAAACGCCCGACAAACGCAGATTTGCGTGATTCAGGAAGCATTGAACAGGACGCAGACTCAATCATCATGCTCTATCGGGAAGCGGTATATGACGAGAACAGTAGCGCCGCGCCATTTGCTGAAATCATCGTGACGAAAAACCGTTTTGGCTCGCTTGGTACGGTTTACCAGCGGTTCTGCAACGGACACTTTGTTGCATGTGACCAGGATGAAGCCAGACAGATTTGCACAGCATCAAATGCACCCGCTGCACGTGGCAGACGATATGCACAAGGGGCTGACGTATGACCATCTACATCACTGAGCTAATAACAGGCCTGCTGGTAATCGCAGGCCTTTTTATTTGGGGGAGAGGGAAGTCATGAAAAAACTAACCTTTGAAATTCGATCTCCAGCACATCAGCAAAACGCTATTCACGCGGTACAGCAAATCCTTCCAGACCCAACCAAACCAATCGTAGTAACCATTCAGGAGCGCAACCGCAGCTTAGACCAGAATCGGAAGCTTTGGGCTTGTCTTGGTGACGTTTCGCGTCAGGTTGAATGGCATGGTCGCTGGCTGGATGCAGAAAGCTGGAAGTGTGTGTTTACCGCAGCATTAAAGCAGCAGGACGTTGTTCCTAACCTTGCCGGGAATGGCTTTGTGGTAATAGGCCAGTCAACCAGCAGGATGCGTGTAAATGAATTTGCGGAGCTATTAGAGCTTATACAGGCATTCGGTACAGAGCGTGGCGTTAAGTGGTCAGACGAAGCGCGACTGGCTCTCGAATGGAAAGCGCGATGGGGAGACAGGGCAGCATGAGACGACAGCGACGAAGTATCACCGACATCATCTGCGAAAACTGCAAATACCTTCCAACGAAACGCTCCAGAAATAACCGCAAGCCAATCCCAAAAGAATCTGACGTAAAAACCTTCAACTACACGGCTCACCTGTGGGATATCCGGTGGCTAAGACATCGTGCGAGGAAAACAAGGTGATTGACCAAAATCGAAGTTACGAACAAGAAAGCGTCGAGCGGGCTTTAACGTGCGCTAATTGCGGTCAGAAGCTGCATGTGCTGGAAGTTCACGTGTGTGAGCACTGCTGTGCAGAACTGATGAGCGATCCGAATAGCTCAATGTACGAGGAAGAAGACGATGAATGAGTTAATAAATGGCAATGCCATCAAAATGACAAGCATTGAAATCGCTGAGTTGGTGGGTAAGCGTCATGACAATGTGAAACGTACCATCGAAACGCTGGCTAAAAATGGTGTTATCCGGCTTCCTCAAATTGAGGTTTCCGAAAGAATCAATAACTTAGGGTTCAATGTTCAGTACGAGCATTACGTCTTCGAAGGCGAACAAGGTAAGCGAGATAGTATTGTTGTTGTTGCCCAGTTGTCGCCGGAATTCACCGCTCGCCTTGTTGACCGCTGGCGAGAGCTTGAAGAAGCTGCGGTTAATATCCCCAAAACGCTACCGGAAGCGTTGCGCCTTGCTGCTGATCTTGCTGAGCAGAAAATGCAACTGGAAAACCAGCTCGCAATTGCCGCACCTAAAGTTGAGTTTGCCGATCGCGTTGGCGAGGCCAGCGGAATTTTGATTGGAAACTTTGCAAAGGTTGTTGGAATTGGTCCAAACAAACTGTTTGCGTGGATGCGCGATCACAAAATCCTTATTGCTTCAGGTTCCCGGCGAAATGTGCCAATGCAGGAATATATGGATCGCGGCTATTTCACAGTGAAAGAAACAGCGGTCAACACAAATCACGGAATACAGATATCGTTCACCACAAAAATCACCGGGCGTGGTCAACAGTGGCTGACCAGAAAGCTGCTCGATAACGGAATGCTGAAAGTAACAGGGGAGGCTGCTTAATGGCTAACCTACGCAAAGAAGCGCGCGGCAGAGAATGCCAGGTACGTATTTACGGCGTATGCAATGGTAATCCTGAAACTACAGTTCTGGCACATTACCGGATGGCTGGAATTTGCGGAACGGGAATGAAACCTGACGACCTGATCGGCGCATGGGCTTGTAGCGCGTGTCACGATGAAATCGACCGACGCACCCATAATCTCGACAACAAAGACGCCAGACTTTACCACCTCGAAGGCGTAATCAGGACGCAGGCGATACTGCTGAAGGAGGGGAAGATTAAGTCATGAACGAATATCAGTTTGTGCTTCCATACCCGCCGTCGGTGAATACCTACTGGCGAAGACGGGGAAGCCAATACTACATCAGCCATAAAGGCCAGAAATACCGAAAAGACGTTCAGCAAATCATCCACCAACTCAAGTTAGATATTTTCACCAAATCACGACTCCGCATCAAAGTCATCGCAGACGTTCCAGACTACCGCCGCCGCGACCTCGATAACATCCTGAAAGGTTTACTCGATTCCCTTATCCACGCCGGATTTGCGGAAGACGACGAGCAATTCGATGACATTAGCGTAATTCGTGGTGTGAAAGTACCAGGCGGACGGCTTGGAATAAAAATCACCGAACTGGAGAACGCATGAACGCCACAATTCAAACGATACCAGAGCTTCTTATCCAGACACGAGGCAATCAGACCGAGGTGGCGAGGATGCTTTCCTGTGCAAGAGGAACAGTGCTCAAGTACAACCGAGACAGCAAAGGTGAGCGTCACGTAATAGTTAACGGCGTCCTGATGGTCAAACAGGGCAAGAGGGGTAGACCATGAGACTCGAAAGTGTAGCTAAATTTCATTCGCCAAAAAGCCCGATGATGAGCGACTCACCACGGGCTACGGCTTCTGACTCTCTTTCCGGTACTGATGTGATGGCTGCTATGGGGATGGCGCAATCACAAGCCGGATTCGGAATGGCTGCATTCTGTGGTAAACATGAACTCAGCCAGAACGACAAACAAAAGGCTATCAACTATCTGATGCAATTTGCACACAAGGTATCGGGGAAATACCGTGGTGTGGCAAAGCTTGAAGGAAATACTAAGACAAAGGTACTGCAAGTGCTCGCAACATTCGCTTATGCGGATTATTGCCGTAGTGCCGCGACGCCGGGCGCAAGATGCAGAGATTGCCACGGTACAGGCCGTGCGGTTGATATAGCCAAAACGGAGCAGTGGGGGAGAGTTGTTGAGAAAGAGTGCGGAAGATGCAAAGGCGTCGGTTATTCAAGGATGCCAGCAAGCGCCGCATATCGCGCTGTAACGATGCTAATCCCAAACCTTACTCAACCCACCTGGTCACGCACTGTTAAGCCGCTGTATGACGCTCTGGTGGTGCAATGCCACAAAGAAGAGTCAATCGCAGACAACATTTTGAATGCTGTCACACGTTAGCAGCATGATTGCCACGGATGGCAACATATTAACGGCATAATATTGACTTATTGAATAAAGTTGGGTAAATTTGACTCAACGATGGATAAATGCACTCGTTAAATAAAGCCCTGAGTTAATAGCTCGGGGCTTTTTGCGTTTTAAGCACGGCCTTTCTGAAAGCACATCAAACCAAATACCAGACAGACAAAAATAATCACCTTATCCGCTGTGGCTACGGTGCGGTGTGCTTTGCATAAAAGAAAACCAGCGCAATGGCTGGCTTCGTGAAAGCGGGTGGCATGAGGTTGCGCTAACAACCTCCTGCCGTTTTGCCCGTGCATATCGGTCACGAACAAATCTGATTACTAAACACAGTAGCCTGGATTTGTTCTATCAGTAATCGACCTTATTCCTAATTAAATAGAGCAAATCCCCTCAATGAAGGGGTAGAGCATGTACCGTATGGACAAAATCAGAGAATGGTTCAGTTACAGCTTCGGAGGACTGACTGCGATGGGTGGCATTCTCTCCCTGAATGACTGGGCTGTCATCATTGGTATTCTTTGTACTGTCGGCACATTTGGCATCAACTGGTACTACAAGCGCAAAGAGCGCGAGGACAGATTGAATGGCAATGTCACCGGCACTACGAAATAGCGTAATAGCGGCGATAAGTGGCGGGGCTATTGCTATAGCATCTGTGTTAATCACTGGACCAAGTGGTAACGATGGTCTGGAAGGTGTCAGCTACATACCATACAAAGATATTGTTGGTGTATGGACTGTATGTCACGGACACACCGGAAAAGACATCATGCTCGGTAAAACGTATACCGAAGCAGAATGCAAAGCTCTCCTGAACAAAGACCTTGCCACGGTCGCCAGACAAATTAACCCGTACATCAAAGTCGATATACCGGAAACAACGCGCGGCGCTCTTTACTCGTTCGTCTACAACGTGGGGGCTGGCAATTTCAGAACATCGACGCTTCTTCGCAAAATCAACCAGGGCGATATCAAGGGCGCATGTGACCAGCTGCGTCGCTGGACATACGCTGGCGGTAAGCAATGGAAAGGGCTGATGACCCGTCGCGATATTGAGCGTGAAGTCTGTTTGTGGGGGCAGCAATGAGCAGGTTAACCGCGATTATCTCCGCTCTGGTTATCTGCATCATCGTCTGTCTGTCATGGGCTGTTAATCATTACCGTGATAACGCCATTACCTACAAAGAGCAGCGCGATAAGGCCACATCCACAATCGCTGATATGCAGAAGCGTCAACGTGATGTAGCAGAACTCGATGCCAGATATACAAAGGAGCTTGCTGATGCTAACGCGACTATCGAAAGTCTCCGTGCTGATATTTCTGCTGGTCGTAAGCGCCTGCAAGTCGCTGCCACCTGTGCAAAGTCAACGACCGGAGCCAGCAGCATGGGCGATGGAGAAAGCCCAAGACTTACAGCAGATGCTGAACTCAATTATTACCGTCTACGAAGTGGAATCGACAGAATAACCGCGCAGGTTAACTACCTGCAGGAGTACATCAGGGCGCAATGCCTTCGATGATAACGATAATTTTACTCATCATCCTTCACATCTGGCTCTGTAGACAGGGTGGTGATCACTTCTGGAGTGAATCCAGATTAAACATCTCATTGCTGATGCTTGATATTGAGCATCTGGCGCGCGGTAAGGGGCTGCGTTGAGATAAGAGCCAGTCATCACAAACACCAGGATTTAGCCTCGCATTCGCGGGGTTTTTTTATTCCCAACTCCATAGGTAATTTTATGACCCAGCATATTGGCGTAAAACTGATTAACGCCTTTCCGATGACGAGACAGGCATATAACGATTTTCGTGGCTGGCAGCTTCCTGCCGGAGAAAACGGCGAGGACGAAGGCTATCTGGTTGAATATCTGGATGGCGGAAAACCTAACACCGATCGCTTTGATGGCTACGTTAGCTGGAGTCCAAAAGAAGTATTCGAAAAGGCTTATCGTCCGGTATCAGGGCTAAGTTTCGGCCTTGCCATGGAAGCGTTAAAACAGGGCAAAAGTTTGCAGCGGGCAGGATGGAATGGGAAAGATCAGTTTGTTTATCTCGTGAAAGGAGAAAAATTAGCGTCTGCGTTGGGTTATGGCTTTGGCGAATATGTTGGCGAGCCAACTTTCAATGACACGCTTGTATTGAAAAACTCACAGAACCGCCTTGCTACATGGGCTCCATCCATTGGCGACCTGATGGCTGAAGACTGGCAAATCATTTAACCATGTAGGCATTACAAAGCCTATACCTTAATGATCACGATATTGAAGTAATGGACCGCCAAACGAAGAGAGATATCCTATCACATAACAAATCGTTGCAGGAGAACTGCAAATTATAAATTAGCGAAGATCATGCAATGGAAAAAAATGAATGTTCGAACTGATAAAGAATTAATGTCTTCAGTTAAGAAAGAGGACGTTTCTCATTTAAAGAAAATTAAGCGATGCAATGAGTACCATTTCAAAAAGCCGGGTGTTAAACCCGACCTGAATAATCATTCCAGCGGTTCTACTGGATCTGTCTTTGCTCGTGATGCGAATTGAATGAGCGCCAAAAGAGCCGAACGCATTTTTACATACTCTCTGCTTTTTACAACCTCTGACATATGCTCAGTGACATTAATATTGGCTGAGCAATACCCTTCCTTTGTTGGAACCGATATTTCCACTTTCATACCTTGATCTATCAGGCCACCCAAAATTCGCAGAGGCTCTGGTTCGATCAAAGCAGATACGCGGTTTTTGTCTACGGGTTGAAAGCAGAGTGATGATCCATCATAACGGATTAGAACTCCACTCCGATCAGGACGCATCTCTGGTCCTATATCCAGAATTCGCCATCCGCAATACCAAGTGCGGCAAACAGAAGGGCGTTCATCATAAATTGCACATCCTCCCTGATGTTTAAGGTGCTGGCATGGGATGTCAGCCAACTTTTTTAACGTTGGCTGTTCAATTCGTAGCGAAGTGCAGCACACAGAGCATGAACCGCACTTTCTGTTTTTGATTAGTAATTTTTCTAAACTCATTGGGCATCTCCCAAAGGTAATTAAATGGCACTCACCGACAAGCAAGAAATGTTCTGTCGCGAGTACCTCATCGATTTAAACGCCACGCAAGCGGCTATTCGGGCGGGGTACAGCGCAAAAACAGCCAACCGTACTGCGTCCGAAAACATGTCAAAACCTGACATACAACTCAGAATCGCCGAACTGAAAGCACAACGCAATGATCTTGTTGGTATTAATGCAGAATATGTACTTAATCGCCTTATTGAAATCGACCAGATGGATGTGCTTGACATTCTCCTGCAAAACGGTGAGCTAAAACCCATTAAAGACTGGCCTAAGGTATGGCGCACAACGTTATCAGGAATGGATGTCGTGGAGATGGCATCCGCAGATAGCGCCGCACTCCTGAAGAAAATCAAATGGCCTGATAAGGTTAAAAACCTCGAACTTCTTGGTAAGCATGTTTCTGTTCAGGCGTTTAAAGAACAAGCTTCTCACGAACTAACAGGCAAAGACGGCGGCGCAATCCAGATTGAAACATCACCGATGAGCACTCTATTCGGAAAATGACCTCGATTAATCCTATCTTTGAACCGTTCATTGAGGCGCATCGCTACAAAGTCGCCAAAGGCGGTCGAGGTAGCGGTAAATCATGGGCAATTGCGAGACTGCTTGTTGAAGCGGCGCGTCGGCAGCCTGTGCGTATTCTCTGCGCTCGTGAACTGCAAAACAGTATCAGCGATTCGGTAATCCGGCTGCTTGAAGACACCATCGAGCGTGAAGGATATTCGGCTGAGTTTGAAATTCAGCGTTCAATGATTCGTCATCTCGGAACGAATGCTGAATTCATGTTCTACGGCATAAAAAACAACCCGACGAAGATTAAATCGCTCGAAGGCATTGATATCTGCTGGGTGGAAGAAGCGGAAGCGGTAACGAAGGAATCATGGGATATCCTGATCCCAACCATCCGTAAGCCGTTCTCTGAAATATGGGTGAGCTTTAACCCGAAGAACATCCTCGACGATACCTATCAGCGATTCGTCGTAAATCCTCCCGATGATATTTGCCTGCTGACGGTGAACTACACCGACAACCCGCACTTTCCTGAAGTTCTCCGTCTGGAGATGGAAGAGTGCAAACGCAGAAATCCGACACTGTATCGTCACATCTGGCTTGGTGAGCCAGTAAGCGCAAGTGATATGGCAATCATCAAACGTGAATGGCTTGAAGCCGCAACCGATGCGCACAAGAAACTCGGATGGAAAGCGAAAGGCGCTGTTGTCTCTGCGCATGACCCGTCAGATACAGGACCGGATGCTAAAGGTTATGCATCGCGCCACGGTTCGGTAGTTAAGCGCATTGCCGAAGGTCTGCTGATGGACATCAATGAAGGTGCTGACTGGGCAACTTCGCTGGCGATTGAAGACGGCGCTGACCACTACTTGTGGGATGGCGATGGCGTTGGTGCAGGGCTACGCAGACAGACAACGGAAGCATTCTCCGGTAAGAAAATCACCGCTACGATGTTCAAGGGCAGCGAATCGCCATTTGATGAAGATGCACCATATCAGGCCGGAGCATGGGCTGATGAAGTCGTGCAGGGCGACAACGTTCGCACTATTGGCGATGTATTCCGCAATAAGCGAGCGCAATTCTATTACGCGCTGGCTGACAGGCTGTATCTGACATATCGGGCGGTTGTCCACGGTGAGTATGCAGACCCCGACGACATGCTGAGTTTCGACAAAGAAGCGATAGGCGAGAAGATGCTGGAGAAGCTGTTTGCAGAACTGACGCAGATTCAGCGCAAATTCAATAATAACGGGAAGCTGGAGCTTATGACTAAGGTCGAAATGAAGCAGAAGCTCGGTATTCCATCTCCTAACCTGGCTGATGCGCTGATGATGTGTATGCATTGCCCGGAGTCGGCTGCGCAACCCGACTATTCCAGTTACTCAATTCCTTGTGGTGTAGGTTGATATGGCAGAAAAAAAGATGACTGACTGGCATCGCAAGGTGCTGTGCAACTTTGATAATGCCTGGTCAGCAACGCAGGATATGCGTGAGCAGATTATTGAGGCTCAACGTTTCGTCCGGGTGTCCGGCGCACAGTGGGAAGGCAGCACAAACGCTGGTTACTCATTTGATGAAGGCAGGTTTGAGCATTATCCGCGTTTTGAACTGAATAAGATTTCCCGTGAATGTGATCGCATCATTGGCGAGTATCGGCAGAATCGCATCAGCGTTAAATTCAGGCCGAAGGATGACAAGGCATCGGAAGCGTTAGCCGAAAAGATGAACGGCAAATTCCGCGCTGATTATCAGGAAACATCCGGTGGCGAAGCGTGTGATAACGCATTTGATGATGCTGTAACGGGCGGATTCGGTTGTTTCCGCATGTGTGCTGATTACGAAGATGAAATGGATCCGAGTAACGAGCAGCGACGCATCAGCCTTCTTCCTGTTTACGACCCAGCGACATGCGTCTTCTTCGATCAGGACAGCAAGCAATATGACCGCTCTGATGCTATGTGGGCTATGGAAATGTTCTCCATGACGCCTAAAGCGTTCGAGGCTGAATACCCTGATTCCATCGCGGCAAGCCTTTCTCGTGATGACACTGGCACTCAATATGACTGGTCAACGCCCGATGCCATCTATGTTGGACGCTACTACGAAGTTCGCATAGAGAAGGTGAAGCTCACGGCGTGGCGCAACCCTGTTAGCGGAGAAACGGCAATCTATGATGAAGAGCAAATCAAAGATGTTGTCGACGAGCTAACCGATGGCGCATTCGAACTGATTGGTGAGCGAACGGTGAAGAAACGCCGCGTTTATTGCGGCCTTCTGTCTGGCGCTGAATGGCTGGAAGAACCAAAGCGTATTCCGGGAGAACATATTCCACTCATCCCGGTATATGGGCGTCGCTCATTTGTTGATAATCAGGAGCGAATCGAAGGCCACGCAGCAAAAGCGATGGATGCACAGCGTCTTGAGAACCTGATGGTTTCCATGATTGCAGATAACGCTACTCAGGCTGGCGGTGATGGCATTCCTGTAGTTGATGTTGACATGATTCCTGGTCCTCTCGCCAATCATTGGGCGGAGCGCAACAAAAAGCGCCCGGCGTTCCTGCCGATGGTAAGTCTGAAAAACAAAAACGGAGATATTACTGCGCAGGCTCAGGTCAGCAGTTATACACCTCCGACACAAATGCCTCCTGCTCTTGCCGGGCTATTGCAGTACACCGGAACGGCTATTCAGCAAATTACAGGTGCGTCGCAGCTTGAGAATATGCCGAGCAACGTCGCTACCGATACCGTTGATAGCATCTTTAACCGGATGGACACGCAGTCCTATATCTACATGGACAACATGGCTAAATCCATGCGCCGCGCTGGCGTCGTGTGGCTTTCTATGGCTCGTGAAGTCTATGGCAGCGATACGCCAATGCGCATTGTTAATGAGGACGGCAGCGATGACGTGGCGCTGATGACTGGTGAAGTGGTTGACCGTCAGACAGGGCAGGTTATCGCGCTTAACGACCTTTCGCAGGGTAACTATGAAGTGACTGTCGATGTCGGTCAGTCGTTCGCTACTCGCCGTGATGCAACGGTTAAGTCGTTACTTTCCATGCTGGCACTTATCCCACCAGGAACGCCGAAGCACGACCTTGTATCGTCGATGATTCTCGACAATATGGACGGCGAAGGGATGGATGACCTTAAAGAATACAACCGCAATCAGTTGCTTCTGTCTGGAGTTATCAAGCCGAGAACGCCAGAAGAGCAGCAGATGGTTGAGCAGGCGAAACAACAACAGGCCAGTCAGCCAGATCCGGCTATGGTTGCAGCGCAAGGTCAGCTTCTTGCTGGTCAGGCTGAATTGCAGAAAGCGCAGAACGAACAGGCAGCCATTCAGGTTAAAGCATTCCAGGCACAGACTGATGCTCAGGTTGCTGCGGCAAATGTTGTGAAAATCCTCGCATCTGCCGATAGTCAGCAGAAATCTGATATCCGCGAGGCTCTGAAACTGCTCGGACAGTTCCAGCAACAGCAAGGAGACAATGCCCGTGCTGATGCAGAGCTTGTCCTGAAAAGTCAGGCACAGGGTCATGCGCAGCGCATGGACATCAGCAGCATCCTACAAAAATCAACTCAGCAACAACCACAGCAGTAATTAACCCATAACGTGCAATGGCTGTCTTTATGAGGCCTGGCACCCTATTGCCTTCCGATGGGCTGAACATCGAGTAAACAGGGGTAACAAATGGACCAGATGGCAGAAAACACACCAGAAGTTGAAATCGAAACCGACGCGTCAGAGCAGATTCCTGATGATGTCGAACTGGCTGAAGAAGTCGAAACAGCAGATGGCAGTGAGTCCTCAGGAAATGATGCAGAGGAAGCTACTGACACTGATGACGACGAATCAGAACAGGAATTCTACTTTGGTGACGAAAAGCTGGATTCGCCAACCAGCGAAGATAGCGCAGAGCATGGACTGGTAAAACACCTGCGCAAGACGATTAAAGAGAAAGACCGCGAGCTGAAAGAGCTGATGCGTCAGTCTCAGAAACCCGTCGAGCAGCAGCCGGTAATCACTCAACCACCGCGAATGCCAAAACTGGATGATGAGGACATCGGTTTCGATGAAGAAATCTATCAGCAACGCATGGCTAAGTGGGCAGAGGATAACGGCAAGTACCAGCAACAGGAGATAGCTCGCAAGCAGAAGGAGCAGGAGCTTCAGGCTGCCTATCAAGAGCGATTATCCAAATATCAGCAACGTGTTAAGGCTCTCAAGGTTCCTGGCTATCAGGAAGCAGAACAGGCCGTACTCGAGGAAATCCCCATCGAGACACAAAACGCGATCCTGTTTGAGTCAGAGAAGCCGGAAATCGTTGTTCTGGCACTCGGTCGCAACGCTGAACTGCGCAAGCAACTGGCAGAAGCTACCAACCCCGTAGCAATTGGTCGTCTGCTGGAACGTATCGAATCGAAGGCCAGAATCATGCCAAAAGCAAAAACCACGGCAGCCACAACCCCGACAGTTAAGGGGAGCAACGGCGCAGTAATCAACAACCTCGACAAATTGAAAGCCAAGGCGCTGGAAACTGGTGACTGGACGCCGTATTTCGCCGCTAAAAAGGCAAAAAAATAACCTATCGGAGCATTAAGCATGGCTAACCAATTAGCAAAAGACCTTGAAATCATGTTCGAAAACTACGTTGAAGGCTTTGAGGCCGCCTGCGTAGTTTCCCGTAACGCTAAAAAATTCCGTCCCGGTGATACAGCAATGCAGCGAGCAGGTGATGTTCTGTATCGTCCGCAGCATTACCACATGAACATTGAGGAAGGCCTCGACCTCAGCAGCAAAACGCCAACAGCACTGGTTCAGCGCCTTGTTCCTTCTGTGTTCAAGGAGCCTAAAAACATTCTGTACACTCTGGATGCGCGTGAAATGCGTGACCCGGAACATAAAACTGAAGCTGGTCGCGCCGCAGGTATGCGCCTTGCTGCACAGATTGACTCTGACCTGATTTCCATGGTCACGCAGCGTGCTACTAACGTGATCACAATGGCTGACTCAACCACTGGTTCACAGGGCCGTGATTTGTGGAACTGTGCGGCAGGTATTGATGCCACCATGACGGCGATTGGTGTACCGCAGGGTATCAACCGTCGCTCTTTCTGGAACCCCTTCAACTACAAAGACCTTGCTGGCGAGCTTGGTCACCGTGCCTACGCTCAGGGCGCAACCCTGACAGCATACGAAAAAGCGCAGATCCCTCCGATTGCTTCCTTTGATAGCTACAAGACCGATATTTCTGGTCGTGTTCCGAAAGGGACTGCGACTTCCATTACGCTGGCGGCCGAACCTGCGCACAAGGTTGAAGCGAAAGACGCCAACGATATGCCAGTGGATAACCGACAGGGGACCATTACGGTATCTGCATCTGGTTTGCAGGTTGGCGATGCATTTACCATTGCAGGGGTGAATTCTGTACACCAGATCACCAAAGACACCACCGGGCAGCCGCAGGTATTCCGCGTTCTGGCAGTTAGCGGAACGACAGTAACTATCTCCCCGAAAATTTTGCCGCCTGACAACGCGGATGTCGCCAGCCGTCCATATGCAAACGTTGATGCTAACGCGGCAAATGGTGCAGCAATTACCATTCTCAACAAAAATGCCGCACCGGCTAACCTGTTCTGGGCTGATGGTTCTGTTGAACTGATGTACGGCAAACTGGCATTCCCGACTGGTCAGGGGCCACAGGTAATGACAGCAACCACCGAGCAGGGCGCTACGCTGATCATGTCTTACGCCTTCGACCACATCAAAGGCGTAACCACTGCACGTTTCACCACTCTGTACGGTTGCTCTGTACTGGTTCCTGAATATACGGGCATCGTTATTGCCGGGCAGTAATTTTGGTGGGGCTTCGGCCCCATTTTTATTGGGAGAAGACAATGGCACGAACAATGCTCTATAAGCCTGGCAACATGATCACCTGTGGTCAGTTTGCTGTCGATTACATCATTGTTGATGACGAAGAAGTTAAATCTCACCTGAAAAAAGGCTGGGTAAAAACTCCTGAAGAAACCGCAACGAAGCAAAAAGTGGCTAAGGCGGAAGAAGATGGCGAAAACGAAGGGTGATCTCGTTCTTAAGGCTTTACGAAAAGCCGGGCTGTATTCCAATGCCACGTTGACAGATGCTGACCCTCAGGCAATTGAAGATGCCATTAATGACCTCGAAGACATGATGGCAGCATGGCAGGCTAAAGGTATCGAGCTTGGGTATCAGTTTGCTGATACAGAAAACGGCATCATGCCGTTACCTGACGATGATTCAGGTATCCCTGCATGGGCAAATGATGGCGTCGCTTTGAAACTCGCTGTGCAAGTGTGCATGGATAACGTCATTCAGCCGTCAGACGCTCTCCTTACCGCTGCTGACAGTGCATATCAGACAATCTGTATCGCTTTAACCAAAATACCACCACTTGAGCGACGAAATGACATGCCTCGCGGTAGTGGTAACAAAAGCGCGTTTACGTGGAATCGGTTTTACATCGAGAAAGATGATCCGAGTACGTGAGGTGAATAAATGCCGATTCAGCAACTTCCGCTTATGAAAGGTGTCGGCAAAGACTTTCGAAACGCCGACTATATCGACTATCTGCCAGTAAATATGTTGGCTACACCCAAAGAAATCCTTAACAGCAGCGGATATCTTCGCTCATTCCCGGGCATTGCAAAACGTTCTGATGTGAACGGTGTATCTCGAGGCGTCGAGTACAACATGGCGCAGAATGCTGTTTATCGCGTGTGTGGTGGCAAGCTGTACAAAGGAGAAAGTGAAGTCGGTGATGTTGCCGGAAGTGGTCGCGTATCAATGGCGCATGGTCGGACATCACAGGCGGTAGGCGTTAATGGTCAACTTTTCGAGTATCGCTATGATGGCACGGTTAAAACCGTCTCAAACTGGCCTGCAGACAGCGGATTTACGCAGTATGAATTAGGTTCGGTTCGTGACATTACTCGCTTACGTGGGCGTTATGCGTGGTCAAAAGACGGTACTGATTCATGGTTTATCACTGATCTTGAAGACGAATCGCATCCTGACCGCTACAGCGCACAATATCGGGCAGAATCACAGCCTGACGGCATCATCGGCATCGGAACATGGCGAGACTTCATCGTCTGCTTTGGCTCATCGACGATTGAATATTTCTCCCTGACTGGTGCAACCACAGTTGGTGCTGCTTTGTATGTCGCACAGCCATCGCTGATGGTGCAGAAAGGCATTGCCGGGACTTACTGCAAAACGCCGTTTGCTGATTCGTATGCGTTCATCAGCAATCCGGCAACAGGTGCGCCGTCTGTGTACATCATCGGTTCCGGTCAGGTGTCACCAATCGCCAGCGCGAGCATTGAGAAAATCCTCCGCTCCTACACTGCTGATGAACTGGCTGATGGTGTGATGGAATCGCTGCGATTTGATGCTCATGAGTTGCTGATTATCCACCTTCCGCGCCATGTTCTCGTGTACGACGCATCTTCAAGCGCCAATGGTTCGCAATGGTGTGTGTTGAAAACTGGCTTGTATGACGATGTGTACCGCGCTATCGACTTCATTTACGAAGGCAATCAGATAACGTGCGGCGATAAGCTGGAATCCGTGACCGGGAAATTGCAGTTCGATATCAGCAGCCAGTACGACAAGCAGCAGGAACACCTGCTGTTTACTCCGTTGTTCAAAGCGGATAACGCCAGAGTTTTCGACCTTGAAGTTGAATCGTCAACTGGAGTTGCGCAGTATGCTGACCGCCTTTTTCTCTCTGCAACCACTGACGGCATCAATTACGGGCGTGAGCAGATGATTGAGCAGAATGAACCGTTCGTTTACGACAAACGCGTTTTGTGGAAGCGGGTCGGACGCATCAGGAAAAATGTCGGCTTCAAATTGCGCGTTATCACTAAGTCACCTGTCACTCTCTCAGGCTGCCAGATAAGGATTGAGTAATGGTTGATTCATCACTGAATGATCCTGTCGTGGTTCAGGCTACGCGCCTTGATGCTTCAATTTTGCCACGCAATATATTCAGCCAGTCTTACCTGCTGTATGTCATAAATCAGGGAGCTGATGTCGGTGCAATTGCTGGGAAGGCAAATCAGGCTGGTCAGGGCGCTTACGATGCCCAGGTAAAAAACGATGAACAGGACGTAGAACTGGCTGATCACGACGCAAGAATCACCGCAAACACAAAAGCGATAAATCTCCTTGAGGTCAGGTTAACAACCGCCGAAGGGAAGATAGTCGTACTGCGTAGCGATGTTGATTACTTGCTGGATGAGGTTATCGATATTCAGGGGCATCTGGTCACTGTTGACCAAAGACTGGATGACGTAGAAAACGATGTCTCTGGCATTAAGAGTGATTACGTATCGAAAACCGTAACAGAATTGCAGTCTCTTGCGTCACCGCTGGATGTAAAAACATCATATTCAGTTGATGGAATTCAGGTTGTTGGAGCAAGAAATACCGGATGGACTGCAGCCACAGGTACACCTCTTCTTGGCTCATTCAACGCTAACCAGTCATACACAGTCGGCACTACGTACACACAATCCGAAGTCGCAGCCCTCGCTACAGGTTTGCAGCAGGCGCGGCAGCGTATTCTGGCGCTTGAAACGGCACTTAGATTACATGGGCTGATTGACTGATGATTACATTCAAACCAACGCGAAACATCGACCTGATAGAAGCCGTAGGAAATCACCCTGACATTATCGCCGGGAGCAACAACGGTGATGGATACGACTACAAACCTGAATGCCGTTACTTTGAGGTGAACGTGCACGGGCAGTTCGGCGGAATTGTTTACTATCAGGAGATTCAGCCGCTGACCTTTGATTGCCACGCCATGTACCTGCCAGAGATTCGCGGCTTCAGCAAGGAAATCGGGCTGGCGTTCTGGCGATACATTCTGACTAACACCACCGTTCAGTGCGTCACATCGTTCGCTGCACGCAAATTCCGCCACGGGCAGATGTACTGCGCAATGATTGGCCTTAAGCGTGTAGGAACCATCAAGAAATACTTCAAAGGCGTGGATGACGTGACGTTTTACAGCGCCACACGCGAAGAACTAATCGACTTCCTGAAGCACGGGAGATAGCCATGTTATATGCATTTAAGCTGGGCAGAAAACTGCGCGGCGAGGAACCTTATTGCCCTGAAAAAGGCGGGAAAGGTGGCAGTTCTGATAAAAGCGCAAAGTATGCAGCAGAAGCTCAGAAGTATGCCGCAGACCTGCAAAATCAGCAGTTCAACACCATCATGAACAACCTGAAACCGTTTACTCCTCTGGCTGAGAAGTATGTCGGCAGCCTCGAGAACTTATCGTCTCTGGAGGGGCAAGGTCAGGCACTTAACCAGTATTACAACTCTCAGCAGTACAAAGATCTTGCTGGTCAGGCTCGCTATCAGAGTCTGGCGGCAGCGGAAGCAACAGGTGGATTGGGTTCCACCGCAACCAGTAATCAGTTAGCAACAATCGCACCAACGCTTGGTCAGCAATGGCTATCTGGACAAATGAACAATTACAACAACCTGGCAAATATCGGTCTTGGCGCTCTTCAGGGACAGGCAAACGCCGGGCAAACATATGCCAACAACATGAGTCAGATTTCACAGCAAAGCGCGGCGCTGGCTGCGGCAAACGCCAACCGACCGTCAGCATTTCAGCAGGGGGTTAGTGGTGCTGCATCCGGTGCACTTTTGGGTGGTGGCATAGCCAGTGCTCTCGAGCTATCAACTCCGTGGGGTGCTGGTATCGGTGCTGGTCTTGGTCTGCTTGGCTCGTTGTTTTAAGGGGTAATCAATGGCTACGTGGCAACAGGGTATTAATTCTGGTGGGTTTCTTGCTGGCATCGGTGCGCAAAATGAGAATGCGCCAAAGGCAAGCGACATTAACGCAACGCTTGGTCTGATCCGCGAAAACAATGAACTGGCTCGCTCAGGTGCAAATAACGTTGGTCTGACCGCGTTACGTGGTCTGGCTGGAGTTGCTGATATTTATAAGCAGGAACAGCAACAGAAAGCGATTAATGCGTTCAATAAGGTTCATGCTGATGCATGGGCTTCTGGTGATCCATCGGGACTATTTAAGTTTGCCCAGGAAAATCCAGCGTTTGTTGCACAGGCACAACAGGCATTTTCCGGTCTTAATGAGCAGCAACGCAACGATGTGGGCGATTTAGCCATGAGGGCTAACGTCGCTCTTTCTCAGGGACCGGAAGCCTACAGTAAATTCATTACTGATAACAAGGACAGGTTAAATCGCGTGGGGGCGAATGCTGACTGGATGATTCAGACAGGTATTCAGAATCCAGAGCAGCTATCACACATGCTGACTACTATGTCTCTCGGTGCACTTGGGCCAGAAAAGGCGTTTGCTGTTCAGGACAAGATAGCTGGTCGTGAGATTGACCGAGGTAGGCTGGCAGAGACAATCCGCAGCAATCAGGCTGGAGAAGCACTTCAGGCGAGAGGGCAAAACCTTTCCTATCAGTCAGCAATGACTGGACACAATATCGCAGCACAACGCTTGGCTCTGGATCAGCAAGAGTTCGGGTTTAAGATGCAGCAAGCACAGGAAAAGGCTCAGCAGTTGATTAGCGAAGCACCTAAGCTGTCAGTAAACATGGAAAAAGGCATCGAGACGGCTGTAAACAATGCTACAGCATCATCAAACTCAGCCAATTCCATGAGTGCGCTTGCTCAACAGTTCAGAGCAGAAAAACCAACGACAGGTTTGTTCGGTAACGCACAGAACATGTTCGCAAAACTTACCGGAAGCGATACAACATTGCGTGATTTGCGCATCCGCCAAAATGCCCTTGTTAACAGTCAGGTTCTTAAATTCCTACCTCCCGGCCCCGCAACGGATAAAGACGTTGAGATCGTTCGGCAGGGTGCACCAACTGACATGGATAACCCTGAGACGGTCGCAAGATGGCTTGATGCGATGGCAAACCTTGAGCGACGAAACGCGCAGTTTAATGAGTTTAAAGCCGAGTGGATGAGCGCGAATGGCAATCCAGGACAATCGCGTAATGGCGGTCAGATATTGGGGTTGGATGTTAAAAAAGGTGAATCATTGGGGAGTGCCGTTAAGCGGTATATGTCAATGAATACTGACGCAGCGCCAGCACAAGATTCGACACCTTCAGGAGAACCACGGAATCAGGTTGGATCATATACCTCAAAATCAGGCATTCAATTTACGGTGGAATGATGAAAGTAACTGCAAACGGTAAGACATTTACCTTTCCTGATGGTACGAGCACCGAAGATATTGGCACCGCCATTGATGAGTATTTTGCTGGTCAGGCTGTTCAGCAACAAACAGTTAATCAGGCCAATAATGCACCAACACGGGAAGAACCATCATTGATGCAACAAGCTGGTGATTGGCTCACAGGTGGTCAAAGTGCAGGGCAAATTGCAGAACAGGCTGGTCGTGGTCTGGTAAACATACCATTTGACGTATTGCAGGGTGGCGCAAGTCTGATTAATGCAATCAGCCAGGGGCTTGGTGGCCCCAAGGTTTTGGATGATGTTTATCGCCCTGTCGAGCGACCGACAGACCCTTATGCGCAAGCTGGAGAAACAATTGGCGGGTATTTAGTTCCAGGAGTTGGAACGGCAGGAAGCATGGCTATTGGATCACTGGCAGAGGCCGCAAATCAGAAAGGCGATTTCGCACAAAATGCAGCTAAAAATGCCGGAGTTAACCTTGCCGCTCAGGGTGTTCTTTCCGCAGCAGCAAAGGGAATAGGGCGTGGAATAACGGCTATAAAAGGTGATATTGCGCCAGAAGTGGCGAAGAAAATTGCCACATCAGAATCGATGGGCGTGACACCAATGACATCTGATGTTATCCCGCCGAAAAATGCTTTCACTCGCGGACTTACTCAGGATGCTGAGGGGGCTTTGCTCGGGACAGGCTCAAAGCGAGCTGAGCAATATGCAACGCGTAGTAAGCTGGTAAGCAATTATTTTGACCGTTTTGGTGAGTACAACCCTGATGATGTGGTGAAATCTCTTACCACCACGTTAAGGGGGCGGAAGGATGCCGCTGGCGCTGTTATCAATGACGTCACCAATAAAATGGGTAATGCCGCAGTTGATACCACAAATACCATGAATGCTCTGAATACAGCGATCGCAAGACAGGAACGGCTTGGGACGTCTGCCAATCAAAGCCTGCTTACATCCTTGCGTAACCTGCGTGAAGAATTAGCAAACCCTGCAACTGATTTGGATGTTACGTTTGATCTCTTGCGTCAGCACAGAACAGCATTTAGATCTAATGTTCAGGGAGATGCTATGGTCTTCCCCAACCAGGCAAAAGCAGCTACCAATATGGTAGAGAATGCAATGTCAAAAGACCTTCGTAACGCAGTTGCAAAAAACCTCGGTGCGTCAGACGCAGCAAAATACCTTAAAGCAAATTCCGATTATGCAAACGTTTATAATAAGGTGCTTAATAAAAACATTGCTAACAAGCTCAACAAGGCAAGCAGTGAAGCCAGTCCTGAACTTATAAATACTGTTGTATTAAGCAGAAAACCATCTGACGTGAAACGAATCTGGAGCGCATTGGATGATAAAGGGAAAGATGCTATGCGTGCAGCTTACGTCAGCAAAATAGCGGAAAAGGCCGGGGACTCTCCAGCCAAGTTCATCACTGAAGTTAATAAGCTGAAATCTCAGTCAGGCGGTGAAATTTACAACACTATTTTTTCTGGAAAGCACATGAAAGAGCTTGATGCTCTTCATGAAGTTCTACAGCAAACAGCAAGGTCAGACACCGCAAATGTAGTAACTCAGACGGGGCAATCGCAAGCCAACAGGATAAGGACGATTGGCGCAACTGCGACCCTTGGCGTATCAATGGGGCTTGAGGCTGGTTTTGGTGCAATGATGCGCTTGTATGAGTCCAAAGCAGCAAGGAATGCTCTCTTACGTCTGGCAAACACTAAAGCTGGAACGCCAGCCTATGAAAGAGCGTTGAGTAACGCTGCAAATGCCATCAGGCCGCTGCTTGCTACTGAGGCAACACAGCAGTAACGTATGGGAAATTGGATTCAATCGCTAACATTTTCTTTTTACTTTTCCAACAAAAGCTTTGGTTGAA